CTACCTTTTTTACAGTAGCCTCTTCGCCATTAATAAGAACAACTGCAGTTTGTCCGCTTTCTACATCATCTTGATCATGTACTATTACTAAGTCTCCTTCAGAAAGGAGTGGCAACATGCTATCACCAGTTATTTTTAAAGCATAATATTCTTTTATATTAGGTATGTTTTCTTTTAATGTGATATAATCAACAACATTTTCTTCTGCTAACCAATCATAACCAGCTTTTACTGTACCTAATATAGGTATTCTAGCAACATTAATAACTGCATTTTTAATATCTGTTTTACATAAAATATAATCTATGCTACAATCAAATATTTCAGACAATTTGACTAAAATTTCAAGGCTTGGTTTACGCATTTCATTTTCATATAATCCAATTACACTTTTAGAACCATTAAGTTTGTTTGCTAAATCTTGTTGAGTATATCCAAATTCTTCACGCAATTTTTTTATTCTATTCATATTCTCACTTCCTATATTTTATATTATAGCATACTTTTAGAATACTTTTCAATATTTTTTTAAAAAAAGTTTTCTTAGAGTAGATAAGATTAGAGGGATTTTTTAATAAGAAATAAAAAAATTTTTAAAAAAATACTTGACAGTCTTCTAAAAGTAGAGTATACTGTGAGCAGACAAGGAGGAAAGAAAAATGAAAAGAGAAAAATTGCAAAGTTTTAGACAAAGTAAACATTTAACTCAAGAACAAATGGCAAATGTACTGGACATAACAGTATCTCATTATAAAGCAATAGAATATGGACAAAGAAATCCAAGTTTTGAATTAATGGAAAGAATAAAAAATGTTTTTCCAAAAGCCAATATAGATAAAATTTTTTTGTCCTAAAAGTCTACTAAAAGAATACTAAATAAGTACAGGCAATATGAATAAAAATTAAGAAAGGAGTTGGTCTTATGAAGAGTGAGTATAAAGTAACAAGTTATCATCCAGAAACTACAGAGGAAGAAAAAGAAGAAATTTACGAACAGATAGCAAAGGTTTTCATAAGAATGGCTCAAAAGGATTTAAAAAGAAATGAAAATAAATAAGAGAGGAGGAAAACAAATGAAAAGAAAACTAGATAAAAATAAAGTAGGAATGTTTATAGCAACAGTAATAACAACTACTTTATTAATACAAAAAATAGTACAAGCAGGAACAATATTTTGCTTAAGTACGATTTATTAGGAGGGAAAGATGAACAACTTTGAAGAAAAACAAGAAAATGAAAAGAAAGAACTAATACATAAAGAATTGCCAAGTTTATTACATAGAATTTTAAGCATTAGACTAATGCCAGAAATGTATCATGAAGAATTATTAAAAAGAGACATTGAAGAAATTAAAAAAATAACTAATGCTGAGTGCGAGTCAGCATTAGGGCATGTTGATAAGTTAATTTAATCCCATTTGCTTAGAGATTATATTAGAAAGAACTTGAGATGCTATGTTGCCAGCAAAACTAAGTGAGGTAGAAGTTACTTTAGATAATATATTTTGAGTTTCTTTCCAAACTGTATTGTCTCTTATGTTGTCCAAGAACTGGTGTCCACTATAAGTTATACTTCTAGCAACAATAAGTGGTGGTTGATAACCATCAGCTTTGGTACAAATTAAATAATTAGCTTCAATTAATTTTTCGGCACAGTAAATTAATTCTTCTTGAGAATAACTTTTTAGAGTTAGGCTATTTATACTTATGCTTTTATTGTAAGATAGATTGTCCTCAAGATATAGTAATAAATCTCTAACACATTCATGATTTAATTTCATAATAATTACCTCACTTTCTAGTGAGAGTATACATTATTTTACCAAATTTTACAAGGAAAGGAGTGAAGAGAGATGTTAACTAAAAAAGATAGAAAGATATTAAATCAAAAATCAATGATACATAACAGAGATATCTTAATAAAAGATATGGAAGGACAAGCAAAGGTATTACATGAAGAAAATAAAGATTTAAGATTCGAAAATGAAGAGCAAAGGGACTTGATAAGCAGAATTGAAAGACTAGTAAATTCAAATAAATACAACAATGAAAAAGCAGTTTTAAGCAAAATAAAAGAACTAGTTAGCGACTACCAATCAATAAACTAGTTCAAATATAAATACATAAATAAATTCATATTTACTTATATTTTAGCACGAAAAAGTAAATATGTCAAAGGAGAATTATGGAAGATTACATAGAAAACGATGAAGAAGGAAATATATTCGAATTAATAGCAGAAGAATGCTATTACGATGATTTAAGGGAGGAAGAATAATGCAAGATTTAATAATTATAAAACAATTACCTCAAATAGAGGAACATTTAAAAGAATTATCAATAGAAGTTGAGCAAAAAGTGGAAAATGCTAAATCTTTAATATGCACAGAGGAAAATGTAAAAACAATTAAAGAAGTTAGAGTAGATTTAAATAAAGAGTTTAAGGAAGTAGAAAAGCAAAGAAAAACAGTAAAAGAACAAGTGTTAGCACCATATATGCAATTTGAAGAAGTATATAAACAATATATATCTGATAAATACAGAAGTGCTGATAATGACTTAAAACAAAAAATTAATTTAGTAGAAAAAGAATTAAAAGAACACAAAGAACAAGAAATTAGAGATTACTTTGAAGAATATAGAAAAGCTAATAACATTGATTTTATTACATATGAACAAGCAAAAATAAATGTAACATTGTCAGCGAGTATGAAAAGTTTGAAAGAACAAGCTAAAAGTTTTATAGACAAAATAGCAGATGATTTAAAACTAATTGAAACACAAGAGCATAAAGCAGAGATATTAGTTGAATACAAACAAACATTGAATGTATCGCAGGCAATAACAATGGTAACAAATAGATTTAAAGCTATTGAAGAAGAAAAGAAAAGACAAGAACAAAAAGTCGTACATATTGAAATGAACAAGGATCATGAAATAACTCAAAAAAGTTATGAACAATTAGAAAGTGTATTTAATAAACCATTAGAACAACCAAAGGAAGAAAAAACAGAAGAAATTTTAACTTTAAAATTCACTGTAAGAGGAACAAGAACAAAGCTAAGAGAATTAAAACAATTTTTAGAAAATGGAGGATACGATTATGAGTAATGAAGTACAAAAAAACAATGAATTAATGGTTAAATTTGATATTGATGGAAATGAAATTAAATTAACACCAAGTATAGTACAAGAATATATAGTAGGAACAGATGCAAAAATAACAAATCAAGAATTTAAATTATTTACAGAACTTTGCAAAGTTAGAAAATTAAATCCATTTTTAAGAGAAGCTTATTTAATTAAATATAAAGCAGGTACCCCAGCACAATTAGTCGTAGGAAAAGATGCAATATTAAAAAGAGCAGTTTTAAATCCCAACTACGATGGAATCGAAAGTGGAATTATAGTTCAAAAAGAAGATGGAACAGTAGAAGAAAGACAAGGAACATTTAGATTAGGAACTGAACAACTTGTAGGTGGTTGGGCTAGAGTATTTAGAAAAGACTGGTCACACCCTACATATTCAAGTGTAAGTTTTAATGAAGTAGCACAAAAAACTGGACAAGGACAATTAAATTCAAATTGGAATAATAAAGGTGCAACAATGGTTGAAAAAGTTGCAAAAGTAAGAGCATTAAGAGAAACATTTGTCGAAGATTTAGCAGGAATGTATGAAGCAGAAGAAATGCAACAAGAGATTCCACAACAAGAACCTATTGAAGTACAAGCAGAAATAGAAGAACAAACAGAAAACACAAAAGAGGTATCAATGAATGAACTATAAAATTATATCAAGTTGTAGTACAGGAAATGCAACAATAATAAAAGACATAATTTTGATAGATTGTGGGGTTACTTTTAAAAGACTAGAGAAGTATTATAAAAAACTAAAAATAGTACTTCTCACACATATACATTCAGACCACTTTAAAAAAGAAACAATTAAGAAATTAGCACAAGAAAGACCAACATTAAGATTTGCTTGTTGTGAATGGTTATTAAATCCACTTTTAGAATGTGGAGTTGAAAGAAAAAATATAGATGTACTTCAAATTGGTACGAAATACAATTATAAGCTATTTAAAATTGTGCCAATCAAATTATATCATGATGTACCACAATGTGGTTATAGAGTACTATTTGACGATTATAAAGCAATCTATATGACAGACACAAAAACAGTTGAAGGAATAAGTGCTAAAAATTATGATTTATATCTTGTTGAAGGCAATTACGACGAAGATGAAATAGAAGAAAGAATAAAAGAAAAACAACAAGAATGTAAATATGTATATGAATTTAGAGCAAAAGACAGCCATTTAAGTAAACAACAAGCAAGTGAATTTTTATTGAATAATATGGGAGAAAATTCAGAGTATGTTTTAATGCACCAACATATAGAGAGGGAGTAATTATGGATTATAAAAAAATGTGGGAAGATTTAAAAGGATTAATGCAAAGAACTGAAAAAATGACCGATTTAATAAAGACAAAAGGAGTCCTAGATATGATGTCTGAAATTGAAGGATTGAATACAGAATATGAAGATTTACCATTTTAGGAGGCAATATGATAGGAACAAGTAATAAAATAATAACTTATTTACTAGAACAAGCAAGAGATAAACAGTTTGAAATAAAAGAATATAGACAAAAAAGGAGTTTAGACAGTAATGCCTATTGTTGGGTACTATGTGACAAGATAGCAAAAGAATTAAGCAAAGATGGAACAATTATAACAAAAGAAAAGATATATCAAGATGGAATATTACAAATCGGTTCATTTGAGCCAATGATAATCGAAGAAAAAGCATTTGAAAATTTCAAAAGAATATGGCAAAAGCAAGGACTAGGATTTTTAGTACAAGAAGTAAGCAGAAAAGATAAATGTGTAAAAGTACATTGCTACTATGGAAGTTCAACTTACAATAGCAAAGAAATGAGTTTATTAATAAATTTATTAGTTGAATTAGCAAAAAGTTTGAATATAGAAACCAAAAGTGACAAAGAGATAGATAGTTTGTTAGAAAGTTGGGACAAGAAATGATAGTAACAGATTTAAGCAATAGTTTTAATCCTTGCCCAAAAAATACACAGAAAAACTCAAAGAAAAATGTAAAAAAGAGTGAAGAAGAATTTTGTATTATGCCCAAAAGCAAATTATATAGCACGGTAAGAACAGAAATATATTGTGAAAGACACGAGGTTTATTTTTCAAAGGCTTACAGACAAAAGAGTATAAATGATGGCTTGATAGTATTTTTAACCAAAGAAAGCCATCGTGGTACAAATGGAGTACATGGCAAAAATGGAGACAAGCTTAACAGACAATTAAAGAAATTAGCACAAAAAGCTTGGTGCAAATATTACAACAAAACAAAAGAAGAATTTATTAAAGAATATGGAAAAGCAAACAACTAAGGGGTAAGACATAAGTTTTACCCCTTATATTTTACGAAAGGAATGAAAAAATATGGAAGGCTGGATAAGTTTACATAGACAATTACAAGAGCATTGGCTCTGGAAAAGCAAAGAGCCTTTCGACAAAAGAAGTGCATGGATAGATTTATTGTTAATGGTGAATCACCAAAAAGAAAAGGTGGAATTTGATAAGGGTTTTATAGAAGTAGAAAGAGGACAAAGAATAACGTCATTAGAGAAATTATCTAAAAGGTGGAGATGGTCTAGACATAAAGTAAGTGATTATTTAAACCAATTAGAACAGGACGGCATGTTGGTACAAGTTAGGGACAACAAAAAAACTCTTATAAGTATTGAAAATTACGACAAATATCAAATTCAAAAAGAAACTTTGGACATGTCCGAGGACATGCAAAAGGTACGGTCAAGGACAGGTAAGGGACACAAACAATAATGATAATAATATATATTTATTTTTATTTAATAAATATAAAGAGCAAATCGAAAAAGATTTTACTAAAAAAACAAGAATCATATCAAAATGTAAAGAATGTTCAGATTATGCTTTACTAACACAAGAAGAACAAGACGATTTATTTTACGATTTAATGAGTGTGGATATAGATAAAAAAATCAGATAGGAGTGATAAACAAATGATTACAACAGAAACAAGACAGATGTCATTTAATGACATACAAGACAAAACAAAAATAAGATATATACAAATTTTGAATAGATTAGATAAACCTAAAACAGCAAAGGAATTAGCAGTAGAATTATTTGATTTGGGTTTTATACCAAGCACAGAAAGAAATTATACAGCACCGAGATTAACAGAATTAGAAAAAATGGGATATGTAAAAGCAATAGATAAAAAGAAATGCCAATATACAGGCAAAACAGTAGCAGTATATGAGAGGACAGAAGACGGTTTTATTGCAATGAATATGAACCATATTCCGAGAATTTAGGAGGTAGTTATGATAATAGTAAGTCAAGATAAAGGAAAAATAATAAATTTTGATAATATGACACGAGTTTATATAACCTTTGATGAAGGTGATGATGATGTTTGTATAAGAACTGAAACAGTAGATAGTTTGTATGAAGACTTAGGATATTACAAGACAGAGAAAAGAGCAAAAGAAGTATTAGCAGAAATAGTACAAAAGTATTCTAGTTATTTACAATTGACTGGAGGACCTGCAATAATGCAAGGCCAAATGGATATACAACCTAATATATTTAATATACCTAAAACTTACGAAATGCCAGAGGACTAGCCTATGAAACAAATAAAAAAGAATACACTATGTTATTACTGCTTAGGCTGTAACAAGCAAGAATGTGAAGAATATAAGCCGGTAATAAGATGCAAAAATTTTATGGCATGGATAGAAAATTGGCAAGAAAAGTTAAGAGAGGAGCTAAAGAAAAGTGAACAAATACAGAAATAAAAAAGTAATAGTAGGCGGAGAAGAATTTGACAGCAAGAAAGAAGGAAATAGATATAAAGAATTAAGACTGTTAGAAAGAGCAGGAGAAATAAGTAACTTAGAATTACAACCAAGATTTTTGCTACAAGATAGTTTTAAGAAAAACGGAAGAACGTTTAGAAAGATAGAATATGTTGCAGATTTTAAGTACATTGAAAATGGCAAAACAATAGTAGAAGATGTAAAAGGAATACAGACAGATGTATTCAAATTAAAACATAAAATATTTGAAAAAGTTTATCCAGATTTGGAATTAAGAATAATTAAGTAGGAGGAAAATTAAATTGATTAATTGGAAAGAAGAATATAAAAAACTATATAAGTGTTTAACAGCAGTAACAATATTAATAATAACAGCTCTAGTAATGTTTATATTCACATTTGCAGGAGTAACAAAGAAATTACAAGATAAAGATAAAAAATTAACAGAGCAAGCAATAGAAATAGTTGATCTGAAAGAAATTATAAACGAGAGAGGAGAAAAATAAAGTGGAAGAAAAAATTAAAGAGATAAAAGAGTTTTTAAGTAAATGGAACAAAAGCAATGAGGTTTTTGTAAAAGATGGAAAAGTAACAGTAGGAGGAAGTTTAGACCTAAGATACACAAACATAACAGAACTACCAGAAAACTTAACAGTAGGAGGATATTTAGACCTAAGATACACAAACATAACAGAACTACCAGAAAACTTAACAG